GCTCACGCCCGCCAAGAGGCGGGAATGGAGAGTGACAAATCGGCGCCATGTGTTCTGACTGTCCCGATATGACTCATCGTTGCCCACTCATAGTCAGTGAAAGGCCCTGCTGCGCAGGACAACAACTTCTTCCACTTGGTACTATCTCCTGCTTCGAAGGGTGGCATTGCAATTGATGCTGACAATGTGGTCCCATGATCAGGCAACACTCCATGGACGTCCAAGAAGTATGTCTTCATGAGCTGTGCATCGATCTTTGCACCACCATCGTTATCGTCGTACATTGCGGTCAAGAATGAATGCATGGGCTCGACTTTCCTAAATCCTTTCGCCAAATTGGCCGCGAACACCCGTATGCAGGTCTTGAGCTCTGCTGGTGTGACCTTCGTTGCGGTCCAGGATTTAGTGTTGAGGAAGCGATGCGTTTCTGGTGTCATCACCACATCGCCTCCGTCAAACTCCACTTTGCCATCCAAAATGAGCGCTTCGTAGCCTACGAAACGCACATAATCATGACCTTTCACCTCCTTCCACACTAACTTGGAGCGCCAGCCCCAGCGGGTGAAGAAGGCCTCTACAGGGCATGGGCTCTTCTTGTCCTTCGCCCAGATTTCTTCTTCGAATCGAGCGACGGTGTCGTCTCCCTCAAAGGCAAACTTGCAGAGGTACTTCCGTCGCACCTTCTTGCCGTCTTTGCCATCGATCATTGCCTTGTCCCTGGGAGAGACATAAAACATTTTGGCCCCTGAGAACTTGAGCAGGCACTTCAATGCATCCTCAACATGCTCTGGATCTACTAAATACGAGAACCAGGCCACGAGGTTTTGCAAAAAGTTCCCGCTGCTGGTGACCCTGTCGCCACTCTCCCTCATTGTCTGAGGTAGCCTAAAGCGGAACGTGCGCTTCTCACCGTTCTTATCCGTGAACTTCATCTTCCAGGTGGCGACCTTGTCCCTGTCCTCCACTACCCGTTCAAAGAGCTCGCCTACTTCTGAAATGCCCACGATCTTGGCAATGTGCCTGAAGATCTGCATCTCAATTTGTTTCAGCTGCTCGGATATTCCGAACTCGAAGGCAGTGAGGTCGTTTTCGACCCACCTGGCTCCATCTCTCATGTCCGAAAAGTTCGTCATGATCTTCTCAATCGCTTCGGACTTCGTGCACTCCTTGATTGAGGCATTCCTCAATTTGTGGAACATTACGTGTTCAAACACGTATGCTACCTTCGCGAGTGCGTACAGCCTGACCTCTCCGTGGTTCGCGATCGGCCTAGGCTTGTTCTTCCCACTCACTTCAGACTTCACAAACGCTTTAATCGTCGTGCTAAAACCTTCTTTTCCTTCTGGCAGTTCTGCCATGAAGGCTTCGAACTCGGTGCGCTCTTTGACGAGCTCACTCATCTTCTTGGGAAGGCTACTGTCACGAATGCTCTCAAATTCATGCATCGCGCGTTTGCAATTCGCTGGAGTGAAGACATGCTCTTTGAGCGCTTCTGTCAACGCATCCTTCGTCTTCTGTTCTGAGACGAAAGGATTGTGATTTCCAACGCCAACATTACGCATGTCGTGTGCGGCTTGTAAGTTCTCCGGATTGTTGCCGTGTAGGTACAACTTCTTGTTTGTGAGCTGCGGAAACCGTGGCACTGCTTCACGGTCTCCACTCTGCAGACCCTCCAAGCCAGGTGGAGGTGTCACAGAGCCCGATGACTCCATCACAACCGTGGAACTCTGCAGAGTACCGCCTTCCACATAGGCTCTCTGTTGTTCCTCAATGGTTGTCGCGACTTCGGCCAATTCAAGAGCCTCACGGGCCCTATCGTCAGCCTGTCGGATCGCAAGGCCCTCCGCAATGAAGGCGTCGAGAT